CTTGGCTCAGCAGTTGGGGCTGCCCACGCTGGTGCTGTACCGGAAGGGTGTGAACCAAGTGCCAGATCAGCTTGTCAATCACTGGGCAATTATTGCAAACAAGCTTTAGATGGTCAGTAACAGCGCAAAGCGCGTCAAGGTGTTGCTGGACAACACCTCCAAGGTGCTGAAAGGTCTTGGAGAGCTGGCAGAGACCCGCGTCATGGCCGGTATCCCGGCTGAAAAAGGTGTGCGCAGCGAAGGCGACACCAGCCCGATCAACAATGCCCAGCTCATGTATATTCATGAGAATGGGGCACCGGAGGCCAATATTCCAGCCCGTCCTGTGGTGGTGCCCGGCGTTAAAAGCGTGCAAGGCGCCATCACCAAAGGGTTGGCCAAGGCAGGCACCCAAGCCATGGCTGGCGATCTCAACGGCATGCGCAAGAGCTTTAACGCTGTTGGCATTATCGCGCAGAACGCCATGCGCAAGCGCATTTCGGAAGGCCCCTTTGAGCCGCTGTCAGAACGCACGCTGGCAGCAAGGCGCGCACGGGGCCGCACCGGCGACAAGCCGCTTATTGATACCGGCCAATTGCGCCGGGCTTTGTCTTATGTGGTCCGCAAGGTTTCCTGGAGCGGAAAGTATTTGACCAAAAAGTGGTGGTGATTACATGGCTGAACCAGTCACAGTTAGCGTCCGCCTGCGCAGCAACTGGGTCTTATGGCCTGCCATTGCTTTGTGGTTGTTCATCCCGGGGTTCAACTGGCTTGGCCCAATCCTGGTCAAAGTGGAGCAGCACTGATGCCCGGTTTGGATGTAAGTGAAGCCTTTGATAACGACTTTTGGGACAGCTTCACGCTGATCCGCCGTTTGGAAACGGTGGGCAACGATGGCTTCAGCAACATTGCAAACACTGTCACGCCTAACCAGTGGGGCGTGATTACCATGGCCAGCCCCAATGATCTGCAGCGCCTGCCGGAAGCGGACATTGCGCTCAAGTCCATTGTGATTGTGACGCAGGTTCGCCTGCAACTAGCGAGTGCAAACCCCGGAAACGGACCCACCACCAAGGCCGACGTGGTGCAATGGGCGGGCGACAACTATCAGGTAACGCTGGTTGAAGATTATTCGCGCTTTGGCGAAGGGTTTATTTGGGCCATGGCGCAGGCCACTGATTATCAGATCGCCGCGCCCACACCCAACCCTGTGCCGTAAGGAACCGCCATGCCGAATGATAGTTCAACGGGCGGCTATTTACTCCCAAACCCGGCACCGGCACCGCAGCCGCTCGAGGGCAAGGCCCTTATGCAGTTTGTGCAGGCCGTGGTGGTTGGGATCAGTGGTCTGCCTGGCCCTATGGTGCGCCCGCGCTGGCAACCGGAACCGCCCAACATTCCAGCCGACGGCACTTGTTGGTGCGCCATTGGCATCAACAACCGTGCCAGTGACACCTTTCCTTATGTGGCACACGAAGCTGCGGGAAACGGTGATGACCACATGCAGCGGCAAGAGCAATTGGATTTGCTGGCTAGCTTTTATGATTTGGGCATTAGCGGAGAAGCCGACCTGTTTGCGGCCCAACTGCGTGATGGCTTCGCCATTGCCCAAAACCGGGAAGCGCTTCAATTGGCGGGATGGCAGTTTGCTTTTGGCGGGGACCTGCTCACCGTGCCATCACTGTTGAAACAGCGCTGGCTTTATCGCGTTGACTATGCCTTCAGCATCAGGCGCCAGATTGACCGCACCTACCCGGTCCTCAACTTGGAGTCCGCACAGGGCACCATCACTTCCGACAACCCCGATATAACCGTCGACTTTACCGTCGACTAGCCAAGGAGACGATTATGCCTCAAGGTCTTTCCGTTTCACGCCTGATTGACGTGACAGTGGTGTTGACGCCGCTGGCAGCGCAGGGTGCCAACCTTAACTCGCTGCTGATCGTGGGCGACAGCCCTGTGATCAACGTCAGCGAGCGTATTCGGTCCTACAACAGCATCGAAGATGTGGGTGCGGACTTTAGCGCCAATGATCCCGAGTACCTTGCGGCCGAACTGTTCTTCGAACAGGTGCCGCAGCCCCCGCAACTTTATATTGGCCGGTGGGCAGCAGTTGCCACCGAGGGTCTGCTGCTTGGCGGTGCGCTAACTGCCCAGGAACAAACCATTGCCACCTGGAATGCGATCAACCAAGGCGAGTTCAAGATCGCTATCAATGGGGGTGCCGCCACCAATGTCGGCCCGATCGATTTCACCAATGCGGCCAACCTCAATGCCGTAGCGGCTGAAATCACCACAGCGCTGGGCACTGCGGCCATTACCGCCACTTGTGTGTGGAACGCCAATTACAACCGCTTTGAATTCAACACCAACGCGGGTGCTGCGGGCAACAGCGTAGCGTTCCTGACCGCTGGCGTGGGCGGCACCGATATTCACGCCATGCTGAAAGGTGACGCGGCCGATGGTGCCACACAGGTCAACGGTATTGCGGCCGAAACTCCGGTGCAGGCTGTTACCATTTTGGACCAGAATGCTATCAGCTGGTATGGCCTGACCTTTGCTGCCACCAACGCCATCACCAACAACGAGTATCTGGCCGTGTCGCCTTACATCGAGGCGGCTGCCAACCCGCACATCTTTGGCATCAGCTCGGCAGATCCGGAATGCCTTGATCCTGCCAGCAACACTGACATCGCTTACCTGACGAAGAACGGCAACTTCAGCCGCACCTTCGTGCAGTACAGTGCTGCGCCCTATGTGTGCGCGTCCTTCTTTGGCCGGGCAATCACCATAAACTTCAATGGCAGCAACACCACGCTGACCATGATGTACAAGGTGGAGCCTGGTGTTGCGGCTGAAAGCCTGACACCCAGCCAAGCCGACGCCTTGCAGGGCAAGAACGCCGACGTGTTTGTGAATTACAACAATGGCACGGCCATTATCCAATATGGCACGGTGGCGAACGGTGATTACTTCGATGACATCTTCGGTCTGGACTGGCTGAAGAACGCGGTGCAGACCGCCGTATATAATCTGCTTTACACCAGCCCCACCAAGATCCCGCAGACCGATGCGGGCAACCAGCTGATCGCCAATACCATCACGTCAGTGCTGGCACAGGGCGTCACCAATGGCTTGCTGGCACCCGGTACTTGGAACAGCGCTGGGTTTGGCCAGTTGCAGCAGGGCCAGTTCCTGGACAAGGGGTACTATGTCTACACCCCGCCTATTGCCACTCAGTTGCAGGTAGATCGTGAAGCCCGCAAATCGGTGACCTTCCAAGTTGCTGCCAAGTTGGCAGGTGCCATCCACACGGTGGACATCCAGATCAACGTGAACCGCTAAGGCTCACGCCACCCCACTTTCGCAGGAGATAACGAATGAGCAGCTATAGCTTTTTGAATGTGCAAGCCGCGATCGCCGGGCCGGGCGGTGCTTTTTCCATCGGCTCTTCTTCGGGCGCGGCGGAAGAAGGCATCACGATCGACAATGTCGAGGAGAAAGACTTGGCGACGGTGGGTGCCGGCGGGGAACTGATGCACAGCTTGCGCGCCAGCGATGTGGCCAAGGCCACGGTGCGTCTGCTTAAGACCAGCCCGGTCAACGCCCAGCTTTCCAACCTCTACAATTTCCAAAAGGCGTCCAGCCTGTTTTGGGGCCAGAACATGATCACCGTGAATGACACCATTCGCGGCGATGTGGAGGAGCTCACGGTTGCCGCCTTCCTGAAGCCGCCGTCCAACACCTACAGCAAGGACGGCGCCATGATGGAGTGGGAATTTATTGGCAAGCGCAACATGCTGCTGGGCAACGGGCAGCCCACAGCCAACTAAGACTAGCCCGCCACAACCAACGCTCCTGGAGGACACATGAGCGAATTCAGTATTAATGGCCACAGTTACAAAACCGCCCGCTTGGACGCGATGTCCCAGTGGGCGGTTGCACGCCGTTTGGCCCCGGTGGTAGCCAAGACTTTCACCCCCGAAGCCATCAAGAAGGGCGTGCAGTTGCTGCCCAAGTTTGCCGCTTTGCAGGAGCGCAAACCTGAACAGGACGGCAACCTGATCCAGGATCCCAACTTCACGGAGTTCCTTGAGCTGCTGGCATCACTAGCCCAGCCTTTCATGGAAGCCTTGGCCGAGATGCCGGACGATGACAGCACGTTCGTGATTAATATGTGTCTGTCTGTTACCCACCGGGCGCAGGCCACAGGTGGGTGGTCTGTGATCAAGCCAGCCAATAGCAAGATCATGTTTGAGGACATTCAACTTCCGGAGCTGCTGCAGATTGTGTTTCATGTAGTGATGGACAATCTCGCGGGTTTTTCTTTCGCCAGTCTTTCGCTGCCGGCGGCGCAGACGAAATAAACGGGGTGCAGTTTCTGTCCCTGCCGGGCGGGGAGGACTACATCCTGCGGCCCGTGCTGGCAGGGCACATGAAGTACGAAAGCCTCAAGGATGGCAGCGTGAGCTTGGCAGACATTGCTCTGCTCAATGATGCTATGGACGTGCAGCAGGAAAACCAACGCCGCTATGAAGCGGCGGTCAAGGACAAGTAATGGCACAAAGTGATGTCTTGAAAGAGTTCCTTGTTGAACTCGGTTTCAAGGTAGACGAAGGCTCGCTCAAGAAGTTTGGCTCCGCCATTGGCGGAGTCACGGGCAGCGTCTTCAAGTTTGCTGCCGTAGTGACTGCCGCCGCCGCTGCGGCCACAGTGTTTGTGCAGAAGATGTCCAAGGGGCTGGAAGACCTCTATTGGGCCAGCCAGCGCATTGGTGCTTCGGTCAACAACATTGAGTCCTATGAACTGGCCATTTCCAAATTGGGCGGCACTGCCCAAGGTGCCCGCACCTCGTTGGAAGGCTTGGCCAAGCTGTTCCGCACCAACCCTGCGGCCGAATCCTTTGTTCGCATGCTTGGGGTGCAGACCCGCAAT